CGAATTGTGCCTAATGTCTTTAATGTATAGCTACCGATCGTTAACAAATAACGGCCTGTAACTTTAAGAATATATTTTTTAAAATTCTCATTATTATCAATCGCTTCAATATTTCGAATTGGGCTTTTATCATTTATTGAATTAACTGCCTTTCGATACCAGCTATCTGCTGTTTTGTGTTGCTCCGTTCCTGCAACATCTCCTTGATAAAACTCACCTGCTTTTAATCCTGGCAAAACACCAGAATTGGGGTAAATAGCTTTTACGATAGGATGACGCGACGAACCATACGCAAAGCCCAGCAAACACAACGCACCTTCAGTAACCGCCGAAACAGTTAACGACTCACTGCCCGCCCCAATAACAGGTAAAGGTACCCGTTTAATAAGCGGCATTGACTCATCAGGCAGCCCATTAATGAGCATTATTTGCAAATCAACAGCAATAGCAGGATTGCTAAAAGTTGAAACTTGACCCGCCACAGGCTGGTCATGGACCAATACAACTCGGGCATAGACATCAGAAAGCTGCCGCTTTAGTGTGGGCAAGTAACGCCTAAAATACCGCTCTATTTGTTTATACATTTGATTACCATCTTTGGCCCAATTAATTCAACTTGCCGTACCGTCTGCCCATTCATTTCTATACCAGGATAAAATCCTGGCACCATTGCAATTGCATACGCACTTTCTGCCTTAATAGACTCGAAAACCTTATGATCAACATTGAATACCGCATCAGAATATGGCAATTCCTCTTGAAGCCCTACAAACAAACTACCATCAGTTTGCTGTTGCCAAACCAGTTGCCCGACTCCCAAAGAATCACCCAGCCCCATTAATGCGTTAAACCCTGAGTCGATAGAGCAAAAACTTGGGATCTCAAGTTTCCAATATTCTGCTTTACTGTGAAATATTTTTAATCCTGTTTTATTACTGAGTGAAGCTAATATTGTTAAGCCATCAACAAAATTAAAAACCAAAGGTATTTTAGCGTGCAAAACATAAGACAATTCGACACAGCGCAATAAATAAACACCATTACCCTGCGGGGTTATAGATTCAATTAATCCTGTAAAAAACCTATAGAGTTTTTCTTTATGCTCAAAACCATAATCAAATGTTACAAGTTGATTTTTCTTTATAGCCTCATCTGATCTCACTAATAACATTCCACGGCCAACAGCGCTTAACTCTAATGAAAAGCTATGCTCGATTAATTCAATAGATTGTGCATTTATGAATAATTTAAACAGCGCTTTCATCATCACCCACCAAAGATTTTATTTTCTCAACAGCCTTCCCAGAAAATTCATCAAACTTCTTCAATACTTGTTCAAAATCAGTTAGGTTCACACCTGCGGCTTTATCAATGCTTTCTTGTGCCGCTGCCTGAGCACTAGAAATATCAACGACACCATCAGAACCAACAGTTTGAGCAATCGACTCACTCGCCGCTTTTTCTTTAGCCTCTGCTACGCTATTAACTTCACGAAGAACAAAACTTACCAGCCACCGCCTTGATGTTTCATTTTCTTTTACAGACAAACGATCAAAAAAACGAACTTGCCTTATATTCATCGCCTCTGCAATCGGCTCAATAATATCGTATTTTGTACGCTTTCCATCTTCTGATTTTGCCTCTGCTAATTCTAAAATAGATGTTAGCTTATAAGAATCAGTCATTAGAATACTACCGGTCACATTAATCAGCTTTGGCTTTATGCCTTGCTCAATTGTATCGGTTGAGCTTGTTTGACCGCCTGCATCGGCACTTGGTAGCGTCAAAATAACAGAAATATTAATGTCCTTCAGTTCAATTTCGTGCGTTCCTAATCTCATATATAAACCTTGGCATTAGCCTAAAACCATAGCATTAATATAATTCACCGCTTCTGCTGTTCCCGCAAAACAAATAGCAACAGTAAACGGTGTATTTTGTGGCAAACCCTCTGTATGCTCGATTAACTTGACTGCCATATCTTCAACTGATCCGATCACTAATAACTTATTTGATTTTGTTATTAGTTTTTCCTTAACAGATAAAATATTGTCATTTGATTGATTAGTTAGAAAATTCTTAATATTTTCTAACTCTGTTAATTCTGCATCCAAATTTACAGACAAGTCTTCATCAACCTCATTCATTGCAATCACATCATGATAACTATCATTACTAACATTCAAAGAATGAAGTGGTATATTTTTAAAGATAGAGCTGGCTATAGATGAATTATTAAGCCTCTTAACGGCTTCAAATTTATTCATATAATCACAAGCATCTTTAACAACCTGCAACTTTCTTATATTAAAAACCGAAAGAACATCTGATAAAACAACAGACAATTGATTGTAACTAGCAGCATTAAAAACACAGATCAAAGCTGCCTCATGACTTGTATTTATTAACTCATCAGAAACAAGTTTACCCGCCGAAGCAGGTGTTAAATTTCTTTCCGATTCATTTGATGAATAAAGATCGAAAGGCGATACAATCGAATAACTAATACTTTCTAATAAACGTTGATTGAAGTTCATTGCACTCTCAGTATTTAATACAAACCATCAAAGCAATGTTTTTAACTCTGTTTTCTATGATGCCTGAATCTTCAACCGAAACAGCGTGAGAGTGAGCACCACCAGAATTAACAGTAATAGCGTGGGAGTGAGCACCACCAGAATTAACAGTAATAGCGTGAGAGTGATCACCTGCTGCGTCAGTATTTCTCAAATTATCTTTATAACGATGATTGTTATTTACGTCATGAATAACACCACCTGAACTGGCAATACCCCAATCTTTATATCCATGAACGTGACTACCAGCACTGGCAGATCTTGCCGTGTGTGCGTGATTACCAGCACTTACCGAGCTTGCAGCATGTGCGTGATTACCGTCACTTCCAGAGCTTGCATTATGATTATGTTTCTTAATATCATCTTTCTGCTCACTAGCGATACTTCGACCATTATCAATACCGCGTCCATCATCCCAATAGCGCAAATGCTGGCCGCGCAGATCCGGCAGGGTGAATGTATTAATACCATTACCAGGGCCGAACTGCCCCGATGTCTTAGCGCCTTCACTAGAGGCAATATTTCCACTACTATTAGCATAGCGCCAAAGATATGGATAATTAGAACGGCTAACAGTCTGGCCATTCGCCTTTAACCAACCAAGGGGTAACTTAGTACCAGGGAACGTTGAAACCTGACCAGCAAACATTTCAGAAACTATCGCTGATAGTGCTGCCACCTCATTTTTCGCAAAAACTTTTAGTCCTTTAGTAACACCACCCAATTCAACATCTTCTTTCATGACATTACGAGAATCGATGACTAAACCGTTGTAATCAACATCAGCAATTTTAAAAAGATAATGCTGCTCTGTACTAAAGTAATCACTCTCAACAACACTGCGAGAAGAAACCTTTGACGCCACCTTGCCAATCGATAAACCAGCATCATTAACTAATGCAGCATCAAGCCAAATGCTTTTATCAACAACCCTGCCAAGATTAATATCATTTGCTAAAAATAATCGAATACCTTCGATATAACCAATACCTGACTTAATAATATGTTCGCTTCCAGCTCTCTCAACATAAAACCCATTACCAATAAATGTATTTTTTCCGAACAGATCACGACACGCTAGGCGCTGATTCTCATCGATTTGATTCAATCGTGCTGTGAAATCCATCTGCCATGTTTCTGCACTAACGTTTATCGCAGCGGCGTCTTTTGCACCTTCAAACTCAATAACAAAATTACGAGTAATATTATTACCCTCTTTTACACCGTCATAGCGCAACTTCTTCTGTAATGCATCATAAGCAACCGCAAGCAATCTACCGTCATCAGTCTTTAAACCGATCCAATTGAACTCATAATCACCAACGGTAGAATCAAGTATTAGAGAGTACACCGTCTGATTTGCGTTTAAATACCCTTTTTGTGTGACTTCACGTTCATCAACAATATCAGCAGGGGCAGGCATCTGCTCATTAGCAGACGGCTGAACGTTATGATCTAACCCCTCAATTTTTGCTAAAACAAAATGAGTAATATTGAATGAACCTGCATTGCCTGCTTTTTCAGCAATGTATTGTTCACCTTGAATTGTATATTGAGCCATAAGACACCTAGTTTAATTTTGCTGAATATGTAATTTGATTGTTATTAAATGCTGCGGCTTTTATGAAAACTTTTGTACTTGATGTTACCGTAAACTCATAGCGCCGACATGTTCTGCCATACAACGCAACAATTTCAGTTAATAACTGATTATTATCAGAAAAGTACTGACCATCGACTGTCAAGACGACGACATCCCATGGCCGACTTTCTACACGCTCGTTAATCGTCACAAAACCCAGCTCTAAACGTTCAAGAATTCGCTTTAAACCAATGGCACTGCCTGCGTCACGCTGGTTAACAAACGCAAACGCAACTCGCTTTCTAAACAAACCTTCAGGCTCTGACGTTAACTGAGAAACACGTCTTTGCCATGCAATCTTATCTAATATAAACCGTTCACAAGTAAGAGGATCGTTTTGCACAAAAGGGAAATTTAGCCATTCTTTAACGAGAGAAAACCACTCATTAACAATATTCGCTAATTGATTTGGCAATAGACCATTAACAAAAAACTTTAATTTCTTTCTTGCATCAATCAGCATCAAACATACTCACATTCAACGTATTCAATTTTGAGACATTCAAGCCATGAACAATATCATCAGTATTAAAATCGACTGAGAATAAAGCAGGAAATTCCTTGTGTGATTGCGCCCCTAATTTCGAAAATGAAAAACGCTTGAACGGCTCAACTTTAATAGGCTTCTCATTAAAAACATCAGAAGATACATTTCTAAATGCTGCATTTACGTAGTTTTCAAACTGAAGCTTTAGATTATCTTTTCCTTCTTGTGATAATGCAGGATCAACATAAATATCAATTGCAAGATCAACAGGAACAGAATCAATCGCTCTAACTAAAAGATCGTCACCGATTCCATGGTTCCCATCATCAGTAATATGTCGATTAATACTTGCGAGTAAATCATTACTCACAGATCCATGATCTAAAAGAATCAACGCATCAGCACTACCAGGCCCACGCGGAATATTTTTATCAAAAAAAACATTGCTTGGTGAAATACCACTAAATGACGTAATAATTGAACGATAAACTTCATCAACATGATAATGATTTAGAGATCCGAATAAGTCACGCAAACGCATTCTATAATCATCATTTGATTCACGGTCTGCACCATTCACAACTAACCACTGATCATCATTAATTACGCTTTTAATACCTGGTATGGATTCAGGCAATACCGTATAAAATCCCTCTGATAAGTTATAGCCAGCCCCTGCATCAAGCGCTTCACACATAACCGAAATTTCAACATCGCCATTCTCAAAAAATGCATCAGACAATGTTAATAATTTATAAGCTGTACCTTTTACTGGATTAGATTGAACCACCGTACCCGAATTGATCGTCTGAGTACCACTGCCTGACAACCGTCTAAATCGAATAAAACCCTGTGCCTTTTGTTTTTCTTTACGCGGTGTTTCATATGCCCAACCCAAAGCATCTAAATACTCATCAACCGCATCTTTAATATACAAATTTGGCAAAATAGAGGTATGAACAAACTTAATTAATAACTTAGCAGGATAAACACACAATGCGCTCAAAACGGCCCAGAATGGTGAATAAGCATCGTTATTGTTTAAATCAGTACCTACGCC